GGGTATATCGAAAATTGGCGGCATAAGCAGTTGCTCTTTGATAAATTAATAGGGTTGCGGATGGAACATAGCAGGGCGTTGACTCCATTGGGCTAACCTCGTAATATACCACCGGACTTCGTACCGGTCGGTCGATGTGAAAGGAGGTTGGAAGATTATGACTCAACCGGTCAATGAACTGTTTGAAGAATGGCTGAGGTGCAGTCAGCTCGCGGCGGCCTCGAAGGACCTTAAGATGCGGGCGGGTATAAAAACGCCAAAAAGATTCCACGACCTACGGGGTAGTTACTGCCTCGCGTTACTGGAAGGTGGCGTTGACCTCGCCAAAGTGCAGGACTTGATGCGTCACGCATCGGGCAAGACTACGATTGATTATTGTCGAAAGTATGAACGTACAAAACTGGTTGCTCAATCACGTTTGATAACGCAAAAAAGTTATGAGACCAACGTCTCATAATATATGTTGTCGGGCTGATTATGAGACGGCGAATTGTGTATTATCGTTCAAATTAAGAGACGTGATGTAGTCGGCATTGCAGACATCAATTCGGCTTTTCATCACCCTCCTCCGAAGTCCGGTCCTACAGGGCCGGGCTTTTGTAATCATTCATAACAAACTTTTTCTCTTCTTCCCTCCGAAGCGGGCCGGTCAAAGCACCCCTGCCTCACGGCAGCCAAGCAATTATCACCGGCCCGCCGTATTTAAACCGCAACCCTTCAACAAGTTGAAAACTAAATAATGGGCCAACGAGAATAGCGGGGAACTTATCCGGTGTAGCGATACGGTGCGGGCAAGACCAGCCAGATGAGTATGGTAAGTTGGCGGACAAGAAGTAAAACGAGGCGTCGCTCACTACACGCCTACCCAACCTATTCTCGCGGCCCGCCTTATCGCGGCGTAGAGCAGTGGCAGCTCATCCGGCTCATAACCGGGAGGTCGGTGGTTCGAATCCATCCGCCGCTATTGTTGGAAAGGAAAAAGTATATGAAAAATCTATTCAGGGCCATGCGGCGGGCTTCGCAACTCGCCGTGATTCGAAACAGGGCAATGGTGGTTTACATGACCGCAGGTGAGCGGTTTACACACTGTCCGCTTGACAGTTTTGAGTTTCTGCAGGATGTAACAGCTTACCCCGTTGCTTACGCCTGGCCGGGTAAAAAAATTGAGAGAATTAAGACACATTGGGAATTATGAAACTGATAATTTTTATACTGATTTTAATTGGCTTTGCTGTTCAAGCTTCACCGGACCTGCGAGCTGAACTGCCGGTGATATCCCGGGCGGCGAAACGGAACGGATGTGCAGGGGACGACTTTGTATTGCTCTGTTCTATTCGAATGGCGGAAAACGGAAGGGCAGGGCGCGAGTTTGGGGTGTTGCACCCAAAAGCGATGGATACCAATCTCAATACACAGGCTGGATGGGCGGCTGCAACGATTGTCAAACACCACAGGCGATATGGCAGCGACAAAGTTACCGTCGATTTTATAAATTCACTTGCTGACCGATACTGCCCCAAAGAATGTGACGCCGACGGCAATAAAAACTGGAAAAAGAACGTGTCGCATTGGTACGAAAAATTGAGAGACGACAAATGAAAGCGTACAACTTAAAAACGGAAGCATACATCTTAATCGCAATCGGGTTTGTAATTTGGCTGCTCGAAACGTGGTATTACGGATGGAATGATTATCCCTCCTGTTTTAGTGAATGGATTTGGGATTTTATAAGTTCCGTGATTTTTCTTACGGGGATGTGGATATGGGCAGCTGATTATATCGCTGATGTAGTTGTGAAAAAACTAAAGGGATTAATAAGATGAAAATTTTAAAAGTTGTTTCGTGTGGATTGTTTTGGCTCGCGGTAATTTTAGCGTTGCCGAGTATGGGTCTGGACAAGATATCGCTTTGGCTCTGGCCTGCGGAAGAGGAAGAGGATTATACATAAGAACAGGCGGTGCGGCTCAATATAATCGTGTTTTTTTGCGGTCGAACGCTCCGAAAGCATTCGCAGGCACAACTAAACGAGATAATCCACACCGCCTTTTAAAAATTAAAACTGGATGAACAATAAGCATGGAAGCGAACACGATAGACAGGGAAGTCAGGATACCGGGAGTTTCGTACCGTCACAGCTACGGCAAAAAGCCGTACAAGGCATTCATTGACCGCAAGGGCCATAAGTTTCAGGGGTATTTTAAGACGCCGGAGGAGGCTGCGGCCGCCGTTAAGGCGTATCTCCACAAACATCATCTACCCCCTATTCGCGGGTACACTCCATCAAAAAAGAAACTTAACAGCATGTTAGCTAAGCCCGAGCAGGAGCAGACTTTTACATTTCGCAATCTCGAAGTTGTAGATGCCGGCGATGAGGGCTTGATTTTAAGGCTCTGCGAGACCGAATTTAAGATGCTTGCCGAGATAATGCCGCCCGCGATTATTGAACGGTTTATCAAGTGGCTCAACGGCACACAGTGTGCATCGCTGCGGTTGGACGATGACTTTACATTACTGATTCGAAGGATGGGGATAACTTCAAAATCCAACTGGAGATTTAAGCCTGGCGAAAAGGCGGCGCTGCTCAACGCCGCGTTCGAACTCAGCAGATATAGACAGGTGAAAAGTTTGCCCGCCGTTCTCCCGCCTCGTGAAAAAAAGACATTTAAAGTTCGAGGGTCAAATGGGTGTCCCTTACCAAATGATGCTTGATGAAGTGTTACTCAATCCATCGACTCAAAAGATGGATGAGCAGCGGTTAAGCAGGCAATGCCGCAGTATCTTCGGCTTGTTCTGTGCGAGGCGGCGGATGGGAATGCTGGTAACGACGGCTGACTTAATGGCTGAGGCGGGGCAGTACAACGCAAGGATTAATGAGCTGCGGCGGGCGATTATAAAAATTGGGTGGTGTATCGACCTGGTCAAACGTAACTCGGACGGCAATAACGGATATGAGTTGGTGCCAATTGAAAACAGTGAATTTTACGCAAAGCACAGGAATAAGTTGGATGGCTGCGAGTGTGACACATGAGCACAAAAGGAAGAAAAGTAATAGAGCGAATGGCGGCCCAGGGTGATGAGTGGGCGCAGAATTATTTAAGAAAACAAGAACTGGTGAAAAGAGCGAGTGAGTTAAAAAAGATGGAGCAAAGCAAACGTGCCGAAGCGATTTACAAAGACGGAAAAGTGGACTGAGATTTGGTTTCGTAAGTTAAACCCAATCACGAAATTATTGTGGTTGTTTATTAATGATGACTGTGATTGTGCCGGCTTTTGGCAAATCGACCATGAGCGGGCAGCTTTCTATCTCGGTTGCAACGAAGAGCAGATATACGCCGCCGTTGAGGAACTTAAACCAATGATAGTGGTGCGTGATAGCCGGATGTGGTTGAAAGATTTTTTAGCCGAGCAGGGCAATTTACCCCTCAGCCCAAAGACGAAAAATGCGCATCGGGGAATCATCAAAAAGTTACAGGAGCGAGAAGAATTTTTAGATTTGTCAAGCGAATTATTGGAAAATCAGAAAAAATTTTTATGGGATACGGATGGCATCCCTATGCCATCAAGTAAAGGTAAAGGTAATAGTAAAGGTAATGGTAATGGTAATGGTAATGGTAATGGTAATAAGGGGGGTGTGGGGGGAAAAACGAAACTGTACCCAATAAAAGGCAAAAACTGTCAAGTCAAGGGATGCCGGATGCCCGCAGTCTACAGGGATAGCAGCGGGGCGTATGACTTTTGCACGTGTGCCGACCACATGCCGGAAAAAGTGAAGGAAGTGTATTGCTAAAATGAATGCCGAACCAATCAACCACAACACGTTATGGGGGGAAGATGAGCAGCCTGTTCAGTGTGTAGTGCCGCCGGACTGGTGCAAAATCCAGCAACGGAAATGTTCGTATTTTTACGACGGCCAATGTGAAGCGGCATCTTGTATTTTTGGGGAGGATAAGTGAGAAAACTATACGGCCATAACGTCGCAGAGCGGGAGGTAGTAACGCTGATTTTTGCACTTCGGAGGAAGCGAAAAGGCTCAGCCGGTCCGACCCCATATAACCGTATCGCGGCGGAACTGAACGCCAAAGGAATCAAAACGCGGGATGGTAAGTTATGGCGGGCGGCGCAGGTGCGAAGGGTGCTCGGACGGGGTGAACCCCTGTTTAATCAAAAAAGATACCCCAAAAAGCAACAGCTCGCAAGCAGGGACTATCTCAACCTGGGCGAAATATCGCAATTATTTAACGCCTGTAAGGATGTCCATGAACGATTGATTTTTGAATTTTTGCTCGGTGCCGGTCTTAGGCGAACGGAATTATGCCAGGTCAGGCTCAAAGATATTAACACCCGCAAACGGCTGATAGACATTATTCGGGGCAAAGGCAACGTGCAGGGAGCGGTATCAATCAGTCGCCGCCTGAGCCTGATGCTGTACCTCTACATCCAGAAACGCCGGCGGAACGGGGCAAGGTGGACAGATATATTACTGCTCAATCGCAGGTTTACGCCACTTAAACCGTATGATGTATATTATCTTGTTCGAACGGTTGGTGTAAGGGCTGGAATTGAGTTACATCCACACGCCCTGCGGCATACCCACGGGCAGATTTTATACAACTACGTTTCCGACGCTATTTTTACTCAGGTACAGTTACGGCATCGCCGCAGTGATACAACCGGAATTTATGCTAACCCACTTGAAGAAAAGAGATTACGGGTACTGGAATCGCTCGACCGGCTTATTCACGGCCGGTCTACACTGGATTTATTGCACGTTTCTGCCCGTAAACACAGAAAAACAGCGTAAGTATTAAAAAAGATAAAAAGTTAAGGCGGCTTTATGAATTGTTAAAGGTAAACCTCAAATTTTTGTCAACAGGGTTTATCCAGAATTACGGTGACATAACAAGGCAAAAAAGGGAAAAATCAGAATCTAAAACACATTTTTTAAAGGAGAAACACAATGGACACAAAGCAATGGTACTTGAGTAAGGCAGTTTGGGGGTCACTGGCGACGATGGTTGTCGGGATGCTGATGACATTCGGTTTAATCGGCAGCGAGCAGGCGGAGGGTGTTGATGCCGAACTACTTGCAGACAACATCATCGGAATTATTGTCGGGATTACGGGAATAATTTCCCTGATAGGCCGGCTGAAAGCTAAGACGACAATCCAAACACCCAACGCATCAGCGACGATGTTTATCTTGATATTACTACCTGTGATTTTGTTAATGACGGGCTGCGAAGGCGAAAACAGCCGGCGTGATTATGTCAGGTCGAGCTACATTTTGGCTGGCGGAATAGAGGCGGCCGCATCGCTTGCGGATATGGGCAAACTATCGCCCGAAGAGATTAACGATATCGATATTGCAATCGACTTAGCGCAGATGTACCGCGCACAGTGGCGGCTCGCTCTGGATGCCAACGAACAGCCGCCGCAAAGCGCGGTCAGCGGCCTTGAACAAGTACTCGACCGATTAATCGAAATTCAACTGACAAAAGAAAAGAACTAAGCCGAGATGCAAACGGTGGTCTGATTGAAATCCAATTAACAAAAGAAAGGGAATAAAATGGAACTTATAGCAGCACTAATCGCAGCGAAATACACAGTTCAAATTATAAACGAACTGATGAAAAACGACCCTAATGTCACCGAGGATGAACTTGCCAGGGCCGATGCGGAAGTGGCAGCCAGAATCGATGAATGGAAAAAGGCGACAGGTAGAGTATGAGGGCTTTGTTTTTAAAAGGCAGTAGAACCAAGCTGATTAGTTGGTCAAGGCTGGTAGGGCTGTTGACGTGGAGTGATTACGTACACGTCGAATTGCAACTGAGCAACGGCCTGTGTATAACAGCGTCCCTAAAAGAGAACAGGGTAGTAATCCGGTATCTCGACATTAACGAGGATGATTACTACCCTGTGGAAATTCCGTGTACCGCCGAGCAGGAAGAAATGATTTACGAAAAAGCGATGAGAATTGCTTACGGCGGTGCGGAGTATGACGTTGACGGCATAATTCATTTTCTGCTGTTCTTATGGCAGCAGCGGCCGGATAAATGGTTTTGCTCGGAACTAATTGTATACCTGCTTATGTTTGCAGGTGTGTTGACATTCAAGCAAATACAATTAACAGTCAAAGACTTGTATCGTGAGTTAATCAAATTATTGGGGCAAAGTGGCTGAAAGCGAATTGAAATGACCCTGCCGGTTAATAAAATAATATGCGGCGACTGTTTAAAAGTGATGAAAGACTGGCCGGACAAGTGTGTTGACCTTGTGCTGACAGACCCGCCGTATGGATTAAACTATAATAATGGTGACTTGGCTCATCAACGGGAGAAGGTTTTCGGCGGGGACATATCTCAAATGAAAGCAAGGCCCATTGTCAACGACGGCGAAGATGATGCAATGAGGTTATTTGAAGAGATGCTGTTGGTGGTCGGGCCAAAATTATTAAAAGGCGGATGCTGCTGCTGCTGCTGCTGCTGCTGCGGCGGCGGCGGCCCAAAGCCGCTATTTGCGAAGTGGACTTTATTGATGGATAAATATATAGGATTTAAGCAAGCCGTGGTTTGGGACAAGGGCGGTTTGGGAATGGGAATACACTATCGCCGTAATTATGAGTTTGTGCTTATCGCCCAAAAGGGCAGTCCAGCAAAGACGTGGAACGGCGGAAATACAACACCTAACGTTTGGAGAATACCCAAAATCATACCGTCAGCAGAGCAACATCCAACCGAGAAGCCGGTCGAGTTAATGGCAAAAGTGATACAGATACATTCAGACCCGGGCGACCTTATCCTCGACCCGTTCTGTGGCTCAGGAACGACCTGTGTAGCCGCAAAGATGCTTGGCCGCAGGTATATCGGCATCGATATTTCGCCCGAATACTGCGCAATTGCAGAGGAAAGATTGAAGGCGGTTAATACCGGCGTTCCGGTGAAAGAAGCGCGGGCCGGACAGGCCGCGTTATTTGGAGTTTGAAATGAAAATAAAAGCAATTGCACCTTGGTTCGGCGGGAAAAGGAATCTCGCGCCCCAGATAGTAGAGCTGCTCGGTAAGCATACCGTCTATTGGGAGCTGTTCTGCGGCTCGATGGCGGTATTGTTGGCAAAGCCGCAGTGCGTTATGGAAACAGTGAACGACCTGCACGGCGACTTAATCAATCTCGCAAGGGTTTTGCAAAAGGAAGATACGGTAGTTGAACTGTACGGCAGGCTATCACGGACTTTGATGCACGAGCAGCTTCACAAGGAAGCGGCCGAGCGATACAAGGCACGGACTTATTATGAGGAGTGTTCGGAAATCGACGTTGACCGTGCGTATGATTATGTTCTGTGTGCCTGGTTTGGCAGGAACGGAGTTGCCGGCACACATTCTTACAATCAGGGCTTTTGTGTTCAGTACACAGCAAACGGCGGGCACGCAGCGAAAAGGTTCAGGTCGGTTATCGAGAGCATACCGGCGTGGCATCAGCGGTTAATGAACGTGACAATTCTGTGTCGTGATGCATTCGAGTTGCTAACTCGAATTGAAGATAAGAAGGGGACGGCGATATATGTTGACCCGCCGTATATTGTTAAAGGCGCAAAGTACATTTACGACTTCGAAGGTGAAGCGGAACATCGCAAGCTCGCAGAATTGCTAAACAGGTTCAAAGAGGCGAGGGTAGTAGTGTCGTATTACGCGCACCCTCTGCTCGATGAACTGTATCCGGGCTGGCAGAGACACGAAATTAACGTATCAAAGGCTATGAGCAACGCAGGCAGTCGCGGCAAAAAGGATGTAAGAGCAGTTGAGGTCTTGTTAGTGAACGAACCGGCGGGATTGTTCGATAAGTAAATCAAAAATCAAAAAGTAAAAAGTAAAAATTTTTTGGGAAGTAAGCGGGCTGTTTAAGTAGGAGAATGTATGAAGTGTATTAGCTTATGGAATCCGTGGGCCTTTTTAATAGCGATTGGTAAAAAGCAAAACGAAACCCGCTCGTGGCCTACATCATATCGAGGGCTGTTAGCAATTCGCGCAGCGAAAAAATGGAATAAGGAATTATACGATATATGTTGCACGGAACCGTTTTATTCTATTTTGTCGGCAGAATGCCCAAAGCTAAAAGGCAGGTTCGCAGGCATCGACATCTTTGATGAAGTGCTAAGTAAAACTCTGCCTTAGAGAATCGGCCAGCCGGCAACGAACTGGCCTTTGGGGATTACTCTATTGGCCGCTATATGTGGAAAACGCACAATGTTAAAAAAATAATACCTATCAAATGGAAAGGCGGTCAGGGCTTTTTTGATGTTCCCGACGCACTTTTTAAGTAATTGAAAAAACGGAGTTGAAATGACTTACTGGTATGCGGCAAAAGACGGTGATGCGGATGCAAGGCGATTGTATCACCGGCACTATTCGCATCGGGCGTATAAAGACGGCCGCAAACCCAAAAAGATAGTCGGGCCGGGCGAATATATGATGCTGATTACAGCACAGGTTGACGCTTTGTTTGTGTGGCGAAAATTCATAGATGCCAGCGGTCAAAAAGGCGTGAACTGCGCGATTTTTCGCAACGAAAGTAAGGTAAAGAGCAGCGACTTAATCAGGGAAGCGGTAGAGTTAGCGGTGAAACGCTGGCCCGGTGAAAGATTATATACATACGTCAATAGCAAAAAAATTCGAAGCAGTAATCCGGGTTATTGCTTTTTGCAAGCAGGATGGCGAAGGTGCGGCGAAACAAAAAAACAACTGAAAATTTTGGAGTTGAAATGACGGCAACGATAACGGCTTACGAATTAAAACTGGCCTTATTGCAATATTTCCGGTTCAGGCGGGGCTGGATATGCGTGGACGAATATAAGAATAAGGACATAATTGCGGATACCGGCAGGGAAATAATCGAGGTTGAAGTCAAAATTTCAAAGTCCGACTTAATAAGAGAACGAAAAAAGAGATACAAACATTATGAGTTTAAAAATGGTGATGCGTATAATAACTCATACAAAAACATCCCGAACAGATTTTATTTCTGTGTACCCCTGGAACTGGCAAAAGATGCAGAGCGGTTTGCAGAAGGTGTGAATCCTAATTATGGCGTAATATCGTTTGATTTAGATGGGTTTGAGCGATTTTACAAATTGTTCCCGGCGCATTGGTATAAGTGTTTAGTTGTAACGAAATCGGCGAAGCCGATACACAAGGAATATGACAGTAACCAGTGGCGGGGTGTGGCAAAGCGGGCCTCAACGAAACTTATTACGTTAATGGAAAAGCGGGTTAAAACGGAGTTGAAATGCGGGAAATGATTATAGATTTGTTTGCGGGCGGGGGCGGAGCGTCGCAGGGAATAGAAGATGCGCTCGGCGTAGTTCCTGTGTGGATGGCGTTTAGATGTCTGTACTGTGGAGAATACTTTAACCAACGGGAGGCCGAAGAACACTTCGGGAAAACGCGGGCCGAGTGGGAGAAACTGAATGAAAGGAATAGATGATGCCCAACACTAAAATACCATACGCCACTAAATGCTGGAATCCTGTTGTCGGCTGCGAGGGCTGCTCTATCCCGCATTGCTGGGCAAGAGAACTTCATAATATGCGGCACGCAGCATATAAAGCCGGCAAGAAAATGCCAGTAATGTACGCCAGACCTTATGAAGAGGTACAGTTTTTCCCTGAAAGGCTTAAAGAGCCACTAAGCTGGCGCGACCCGCAAATAGTATTTGTTGGTTCGCAGACGGACTTATTCGGCCCGGACGTGACGTTCGGGGAACTTGATAGAATCTTCGCGGTTACGGCATTAACTCCGCAGCATAAATACTTGATATTGTCCAAGCGGATAGATAGGAAGCTGGAATACTTTCAAACACGGACATCTATTGACGATTCATATCGCTTTGACAGGATGCCGCAATGGTATCAGGTGGTGACGGACTGGCTCGATGAGGGAGTGGCGGGGCGACTGGGTAAAAAATGGGATGCGTGCGAGAGTGCCGCAGAAAAAACAAATTATTTAAAACCCCTGACTAACGTATGGCTCGGCGCGAGCATCACCAATCAAGAAGATGCAAACAGGATAATCCCGCAATTATTACAGATACCGGCATCGCATAGGTGGTTAAGTATTGAGCCTACGGTAGGGCCGATTGATATCAACCAAGATTATTTTGAGGGCAAGTTTTGGGGTGATATGATTTTCTATGTCGTTATCGGCTGCGAATCAGGCCCCGACCGTCGGCCCTGCAAAATTGAATGGATGCTCGACTTAGTTAAGCAGTGTAAGGCCGCAGGAATTAAATGTTTTGTTAAGCAGGTATCAATTAACGGCAAGGCCAGCCGCAATATGTCTGAATGGCCGGAAGAGTTACAGGTTCAGGAAAGAATTTAAAAGTGACTAAAGGGAGCTACGGATGGCACAGTTGTTGGTTGAACAGGGACCCGAATTGTATTTTACATCCGAAGAGATGGAGAAAACGCGCGGCGATGTATCCCAGGCACGGTTTGCCGAGTTGTGTGGCTGGACTCAACAGTATCAATGCCAGCTCGAAATGCCGCGAATGAAACACCGGCTGACGGATATGGTAAAAGATGGTCTGGCCAGGGCGGGAGTAAAAATACAACAGGTTACTTGTTAGACTTTTTTTATAAAACCATTTTAATTGGGGGCATGAGAAAAGCTCTATATCTTTTAATCCTGTTGTTTTTATGTTCAGTAACTTATGGTGGTACGTATTACACCGATTATATTAACGGTGACAACGATACGGGCGATGGCTCAGCAGAAAGCCCGTATCAAACCGTCAGTCACGCCCTGCGGCAGCATAAAGCCGAAGGTGATATTATCAAGGTCGTCTCCAACGGTGACCAAGTATATATCGATTCGGCAAGCTCATTCTGGACAGGCAGGCAAACCGCGATAACAAAATACTCAGTCATTACCGACGATTGGGATGTTGACGACCCCAACTGGATTGTGGTAGAGCCTAACAGTGGTGATGTTCGACTGACTGAGATTACCTTTTTAGCCCCGGTCAATACAAAGTATTATACTTGCGGGGTTAAATTTAACGGATTCCAAATTGGCGATGGCGGCAGTGATATTAAGGACATTATACACCTCGCCCTTGTCGATTGTAATGTCCGCGACTGGGACGGGCAATATCCGACCACGGCATCGAGGGTTGGCATTGAACGCAGTGTAGATATTGACATTGATAACACCACCTTCACCCATTTCAGGAAACTGAATTTCGATTCGTGCGCAAATATAACAATCAGTAACAGCAATCTTTCGTGGGGATATGACGACCTCGTTCAATTCTCGACGAATTACGGGGTTTCGAGAAGCATCACCTTTGACAACAGCGTTCTCCACGACGCCTGGAATTACACAGCGGGCGGTACTCATTGTGATGGTATACAATTTAGTAATCTAAGTTCGCCGTATTACTATACAAATATCATAGTCCGGGGATGCACATTTTATAACGGCAATAACATAGCTTTATTCCTTCAGGAATCGAACTACAACACATTAGTTGAAAATTGTTTATTCTATGATTATTCACACGCCACAGCGTTCATTTTAGACCGTTCTTATGCGGCGACAATTCGAAATAACGACATCGTTGGCACATCATTAATCCTTAGTAATGTGGCAAGCCATACCCGAATTAAGTTAGCCAACAACATTGGTAAGGTTCAATTCCAAAGTTCATTCAATTCATCGTGGCTGGATGAACCAAACTGCGTCGGCAATATTGTATATTACAACGGCGGCGACCAAGAATTAAGCGCGGCAACGAACACTATCTACACGAACTTTGACAGCCTGCTTAATGCTTGCTTTACTAATGCCACAACGGATGATTACACGTTAAAGTCAGGCTCGCCCGCCATTGACTACGGCTCGAACATCCTTGACGAGAACGGAACAAGTGTATTAAGTGTAACCGACCTTGCGGGCAATTTACGGTCGGACAATAAGATTGATTCAGGGGCCTATGAATCAGGTGCAGCCCCGCCTGACCCTAACGACCCGAATATTCCAGACCCCTCATATCCTGACCCGAATACATCAACGCCTGACCCCAATCAGGTATTGGTTTATTTATTTAACGGAACCCTGCTTGATTCAAGCGGTCTTAGTAATGATGGCAATTTAGTGGGCGGTGGCGACCCTTGCTATGTAGAGGGATACGATTCCAATGGCATCTATTTTGATGGGACTCACGCGGTGTACGCCGATGCTTTGGCTGACACAGATAGTTTGACGTTTATGTGCTGGCTCAAGCTCGACGAGGGTGGCGAGGGTGATTTATTTTGGGAAGGGGACGGCACAACGTGGGTTGATACCGTCGTCGCTGTAAACGCAGACTTATCCATTCGATGGCGGACAAAATCGCAGACGTCCGCGAATCAATTAACATCTTCTGCCGGAGTTATAACAGCAGGACAATGGCATCACATCGCCGTAACGAACAACACGACTTATATGGCGATTTACGTCGATGGCAATATGGTCGCTGAGCAGACTGGAACTTATCACCACAACGGAGGACATTATAATTTACAAATCGGCCGCTACGCTGTTTTGGGTGACGATGGCAGTTATATAACCGGCACAATGGACACAGTTAAAATTTTCAAAAGGTATTTTACTCCAGAAGAAATAGCGGCAGAAATCGCCCAAACATATTACTACTATTACATTTCACCTGACGGCAACGACACAACAGGTAACGGCAGCGATGTAACTCCGTGGGCTACGCTTAGTAAAGCCTATTCGGAACTGTCGGATGGCAACTCAGTCAATCTTCTGGCAGGGACATACGATGCGCCGACACTGGACGAGACGAAGGGAATGTCGTTTTACGGTACAAGTGACAACTCCGAAGTAATTATATCGGGCGGGATAGTATTAGGCCCGAACACGATTGATGAGACTATACACTTTGAAAGCCTGACAATATCAGACCCGAACTGGCCCATTCAGGTTCAATTCGACGAAAATCAGTGTGCCAACTTAACTTTTAACGGGGTGGAATTTGTTGGCAGTAGTGTTGATATTCTTTATGGTGAACCTACCAATCCAAGACTATTTTTTATTGAAGGGTCGCCCTCAGTATCATACAGGCCGTCTGCACTTGATGCTAACGACCTGCGGCTAAGTGAATCGTTCAACGGCCTTGCAGGATTACTCGACCTGCCTGATGTCAACGATGTACGAAGCGGAACGGCCTACGACGGAGAAACAAAGACTGGAACCCTCGAAGTCATAACCACAACAACCGGGCGGGGAGATAGATAAAATGCCGACGCCGCGGAACCATTTTGAAATAATTGACCGTCACAAAAGGTCAATGCTTCGGGAAATGAAAGAGTTACTCGAAGCGGAACACGCGCCGACAGATGAGCAGAGGAATATGACACTCGATGCTCTTGAGAGTATCGAAGAGGATATATTTCACCTCAAAATTTTATGGCAGCAGGAGTAAGAAAAATGAAACACCTACTTATTTTTGTGTTGCTGGTTAGTTCTGCCGCCTTCGGGGCGGTTAAGGAAACTTCTCACATGCCTCTGGAATTATTGCGGCAGCAGGCAGGTGAGGACCCTAACACAACAATCGGCTCATCGGCAATATCCGATGCTAATTCTGATTTTTGGGACAAACCAACGGATGCAAACGGATTGTTTACTATTGCCAGGCTGGGTAAACAGGAATCGGGTTGTTATCAGGTTGGCATTATTGCGGCAGCGGGACACGCCACAGACCCCAATAATAAGACCTTTACGGTCAATTTGTACGCCTGGCGGGCGGAGAACGGCCCTCGCCAACTTATATGCTCAGTAGATTATGTGGTCGGCGAGTTGGCGATGTGCAGATACCCATGTGCGATGCCTGATGCCGGCATTAAAAGAAAAGAAGCCGCCGACGGTATTTATTGGGCGGACACAGCGACACTTACGAGTTATTGGTACACAAGCCGAACGGCCGTTGCCGATTCGGGCAATAACAGAATCGCGGTCGTTTTGGTTACGCTTTACGGCGAATCACATTTATATGCCGAAGTGGTAAGCGCCGACGGCTCTACCGGCACCGAGGCAACTGATGTCAGTTTATATGTGTTCAGGGTGTCGGGTTGATAGATTGTATTAATCATCCCGACAGATACGCCGCGGTGGGTACTGCACGGGGCGGGTTATGTTGGGAATGTTATTTGGGCAGAGAAAAATTTGCGGATAAATTTGGTGATGAGTTTTACGAACCCGGCGGGCCGGGCAGAATAAAAAATGACAAAGTCAGGGCCAAAACCAAAACGAAAACCGCAGCCGGCGGATAAGTACAGCCGCAGTTACATACCGCGGGTAGCTAAGTACGCAGCTCTCGGACTGACGCTGAATGAAATAGCGGGCCTGCTTGGTGTGGTGCCGGAAACGCTTAAGACCTGGCTCGAACGCGAGACCGAACTGGCTAAGGCTCTTGATGCAGGTGAAAAACAATTCGATATTGACAGTGTTGAGACGGCTTTTATTAAAAAGGCCCTGCCTCATGATGAGGTCAAAATTACGAAGTACAGCAAGATGAGAGGCCGGGGTGATAAAAGAAAGCCGGTAGTGAATGCTCTCAAGGAAGAAATCCAAAAAGATGTAGTTGATACGACCGCAGCGGCCAGAATACTGGCTGCACATAAGCGGGATATTTACGGTGAAAAGACCGAAATTCGAGTTCCGGATGTAGTTCATATTAATATTGAAAAGAAATATGATAGCGGTCCAAAACGAAATCCAAGTTAACTGGCATACTAACCCAAAACAGTCAGAGGCCCTTGACCTGTTGGGCCGCCCTGTTTGTAAAGTATTGCTCTATGGCGGTGCTAAAGGCGGCGGCAAGTCAGTGTTCGGATGCCGTTGGGTGTATATTGAAAGTGAAGAGTTAATTGAACAATTTGGACTGCCTATAACTAAAAATCCGATTTGTGTCGGCTTTATGGGCAGAAAACAGTCGGTGGACTTTAACACAACCACACTTGAAACATGGAAGAGGGAAATACCGCAGGAACTTTACACGCTTAACGAGCAGAAAAAAGAGATTGTAATCCGTCAGCGAGTGAAAATAAGGTACGGCGGGATGGACTCGCGCAAAGATATTAAAAAGTTTAATTCAGCCGAGTTTGCCTTCATATTTATTGACCAAGCGGAAGAAATCAGCGAGGACGAGTTTGGCATGCTCCAGGGCACGTTGCGGCTTAAAATCAACGGTGTCGAGTTGGATTATAAGACACTGCTTTCAGCCAACCCCGCCGCCTGCTGGATTAAGAGAAGAATCATCAAAAACGCCAAACGCGAAGAGGATGGTATTTTCTTTTTAAAAGCCCTGCCCTCTGACAATCCAGACCTGCCCTCGGATTATATTAAGACATTAACGAACGCCTTTAAGCATCGCCCTGAACTATTGGACGCCTACTTGTACGGCAACTGGGACCTGCTCGAAGGGGAAGACCTGATAATAAAAGATTCGTGGGTGCAGGCATCGCATACCAGGGTACACATCGAGCCGACAAGACGCAAAATCGTTACTGCCGACGTCGCCAGATTCGGGGATGACAGGACCATTATTTATTATATGGAAGATACCGAAATTATCGACCATCTCGAATACGGCAAGAAAGACACGCACTATACATCCGGGATGATAGCTGCGATGGTGAACAAGCACAAAGATAAAGAGACGGGTGAAAAGCCGGTTATCGTACTCGGCGGCGCCCCTATCGACAATGGTCCCGCCGATAATCTCCGCGCGTGGGGCTTTGACGTAATCGAAATGGACGCTGCGGCTCAGGCGGATGACCCTGAAATGTTCGTCAATCTTCGCGCCCAGATGTGGTGGGTGGTAGGGCAGATGTATTCGGACGGCGATATCATCAATCATTTTGAAGACCCAGAACTCGAAACAGAGTTGACCGTCGTAAAATATAAATTCCGAGGCAGTAAAATTCAGGTTGAGGAAAAAGAGGAAATTAAAAAGCCCGAGCGGTACGGCAGGAGTCCTGACAAGGGCGATGCATATATTCAGGGCGTGTACGCACTGCGAAGGGTAACTCCGATGATAAGTTACACCAAAAAAGATGATGGCTGGCGCAAGCCCAAAAAGAAAAAGTCGGCAATGGCAGTTTAGTTATGTCTAAACAAAAAAAAACAAGGGATTACGGAGACGACCCGCACGTTGCGGATTTTCCGGACCTGACTATCAATGACATTAAGATGTGCACCCGCGAGGTAGAGTTGACGGTCGGCCAGAAGAAAATCAAAAAAACAACACCAACTTCAATAAGGAGATAAAGACAATGGCAAAAGAAAAAACCACGCCGGACACAGCGGAACCGTCACCGGCTATGGAGCGGCTCGCCGGTAAAAAGGTTAATACTACACTTCACGTCGCCGGCAGAACATGCGAGGTTCACAATGGCGTAGTGGTAAACAAGGACAGGATTACCGAGCACGTTCGGAAGATTACCGAAAAAGCCCGAACCAATGAAGAGTCGGCTTTGGCCCGCCAACTCGACGACAGGAATGCCAGAATCAAAGAACTCGAACTCGAACTTGCACAGTCAAAGGCGAAATAAATGGCTGAAGCAGAAACAATAGCGATTGTAAATGAGTTCTGGCGCGACGCGATGGTTGAACAGCGGAACCTTATTGACAGGGTCCGCGAAAACCTGCGGTTTATTGTTGGCCAGCAGTGGGACCCTGCTGATTTGCAGATTCTAATTGATGAGGGCAAGCCGCACCTGACGTATAATGAGATACTATCCAAGTGCAACGCGCTTGTAGGTGAGTTTCTGTCTAATATGCAGCAGGTGCAGGTTTACCCGCGGCGTGGAGGGGTAAAGACAATAGCTAATGTCTTTACACACCTTGCAAAACACGCGATGGATTTGTGTGATGGTGACTACGAAGAAGCCGCGTGTTTTATGGAGGGTCTGGCCGGGATAAGTAATCTTGCGTGGGACATCAATTATGATGATGACCCATTCAACGGCGATATTCAGGTTCGCAAGGTGTCCGCCTTCAGAATGGTGTGGGACCATAACGCCCGCGAGTATGACCCGAACAAATCCGGCAGGCACGTTACCGAAATTTGGTACTGGAATCAGGATGAAATTGAAAAGACTTACCCGGGCAAATACGACGCCGAGGGCGTATCGCAGCCGTCCGGTGAAGGCAGTGAAGATACAGCGTTTGATGAGTCAAGCGCAGCGCTCGATGATACATACCAGGAAGCCAAGTCAGCTACCGGAGTGATAAAAAATCTTAACCAAAAGAAACAGCAAATCCGGTGCACATGGTGGACTGACGTTAAAAAATTACAGTATTTACATGACATTGGTAATCCACAGACAGGACCTAATCTAATAAGGCTTGTCAATAAAAAACAACTGCAAATTGCCCAGATAATGATACAGCAGAATCCGCAGCGGTTTAAAATTATCGACAGGCTCGGCAAGGTCCTCAACAAAACGGTATGGACCGGACAGATTGTGCTTGAGCACAAAGAAAACCCGTTAGGTCCAATTACTAATTTCCCGATGATGAGATTTTGCCCATACTGGATTGACGGGTACATACTCGGCATAATCGATAATGCCCAGGACCCGCAGCGGGAACTTAATAAAAGAATGAGCCAAACCCTGAGGCTGCTTAATGAGGCGGCGAACTCTAAATATTATGCTCAGGAGAACGAAAAAAAGACCATCGAGGCCCTGCAGGCCGGCGATGAAATTATACCTTACCAAAAGGAAAAGCCGGACCAGCAAAAACCGCCTACAATCCCGCAGGGCCATTTTATGCTCGCACAAGCCAACTCAGAGGCAATCGGCCGGGTTATGGGCGTGCGAGAGCCGCAGGAGGGTGCCTCGGAATCAAAGGACCAGTCGGGCATTGCGCTATTGAGGTTGCAGCAGGCTGGCACAAAGATGGCCAGACCAGTGCTCAACAATTTCAGAATGACCCGGAAAATTGTATATCAGGGTATAGTTGATATCATCCGCCACTCCGACGTTTATTCGTTTGAGGAAATTGAGCAGATAGTTCCAGCCGACCAGCTCTATTCTCCCGAAATGGTACACCAGGCGGGTGAAAAAGTCGGACCGCCGCCGCAACCGCCTCGACAGCCGAACCCTGCCGTGATGCAGTTTGCCCAGGAAAAAGCGGCAACTGACCCAAAATATAAGAATATGCTGCTCGCCAGCCAGATTAAATTACAGCAGGCGATGCAGCAATATCAGGTTCAGGTTGAACAATACAAAGAAAAGGTTAAGCAGCAGGTTAAAGCAGATTTGCTCGAACAACTTAAATCGTGGTCGATGGGCAGATACGGCACAAAGACCAGCCAGCAGCCGTTGAGCGAGACACTTAAACTGGCATACGCACAAATGCTGCTCGACCTGCGGCAGAGCGGGATAAAGATACCCGATGACATTATCATCGAATCACTTGACCACCCGGCCGGTGAAAAAATAATTGAGAGAATGAGACAGCAGCAGGCCGCCGCGCCTGCGGGAGCGGCATAAATGGTAAACAAAACCGAAGATATCCCCGCAACTGAAGAACCGGTATTCGAGGCGGATGATTTATTTAAGGCAATGCGATGCTGTGTCATAATGCTGGGTGCGAAGAACATACATACACAAACCGCCCGATTAGGGATACCGGCGAAGGTTATTAAAAATACGCCGGATGATGCCTCTATGACAATAAGTTACGATGCCGAAGGTGACAGTTTTGTTTTCGAAGTGCCTATCACGATAAAACGCAAACGAGGCATAATCCAGCCGAGCAAAAAATTGATATTACCAGGCAGATAATGAACTAAAAACAAATAACGACCAAAAAGGGGCATAGTTCCGGGGACGCTCGGGATGAGATGCCGTAACATCGCAGCCTTTACGGGGGCGCGTCAGAAATGATGCGCCCCCGTTTCTTTTTGGTCGCGGAATTTAATCAGGCGAAGCGCCTGTTTCCTTTACCGCGAAGGTATCGCGGGCAACCAACTGCATGGGTAATGCAGGGCACTGCCAGGACCTTAGGCAGGCAGAAAAGTTAAGGAGATTAGAACGATGGCTGAGAACAACGAAGAAATGAATTTAGGCGAACCTTCAAAAGAAGAACTCGAAACCGCCAACGGCGGCAACGAAGTGCTCGATGCACTTGTTAATGCCGACGGTGAAAAAAAGGCCGATGAACCCGCCGCCAAAGAACAGGAACCCGAAAACAAGGCCGGTGACGCCGAAAAAATCGAGGCTGCACTTAAAGAAACGGCCGAGCAGGACCCTGCGTTCCGGGGAATAATCGGCGACCTCAAAAGTGAGAGGTCAAAAAGGCAGGAAGCCGAACGCAAGCTCGAAGAGTTGAATGAACGGCTTGCTGCGCTCGAGGCGGCGAAGACTACGCCGCAATGGGATGAAACCACAAAGCCAACCTCAATTGCCGGACTCCGCACTAAGTACCAGCTTGAGCCGGGTGACGCTTTTACATTCGCGATGCAGGAAGAGTTAGAAAACAATCGCGAGGAAAAAGCCAAGCTCGACCAGCAGTCCGCAAAGCAGCATGAGCAGGTAAAGAGAGTCGGTTATCAGCGAGTCGAGGCGATTAATCGGCAAATAAAGATTTCAATCCCGAAGGCGGCAGTTGATGCGGGGCTTGGTTTCGATACCGTAGTGACCGAGGAAAACATCGAGAACTTCACCGGTAAAGACTGGCGGGAATTTTACGCCCTCCCCAAAAACAGTGCCGAACGCGCCCAGTTTCTATATGACCGGGCAATTGAAAGAACGCCGGAACTGCGGGAGGCAAAGTCAAAACTTCCAACAGCACAGCCATCACCAAAACCAAAAGAAGTAAAACCCGCCGCAGTACCAAAAGGCTCCACGGCTGCCGAGAGTATTGAGCAGCAGGCGGAGGATGAATCCGCTAAATTCCATGAGCTGGCGAATATGAGCGAAGATGAACTCGACGCCATGCTCAAACGGGAGGGGGCCTTGACGTAACAGCGGCTACAAAAAAGAAAGACAAATAACATTATGGCTACAACAGATTTTATTCGAGGGAGTACACACACTAACCTCGTACAGCAGGTTTGGAATGCGCGAACGTGGAAATTCGCATATAAAAATTCATTCTTTGGAAAATACGTCGGAAGTGAAAAGCAGCAAAATTCACTTGTTCTGACAAAGGATGATTTGAAAAAGTCCAAAGGGGACCGCGTAACCTTTAACATTATGGCCCCGTTGGTGGATTCGGGTCTGATTGATGACGCCACACGTGAAGGTGCCGAAGTGGCTCTTGAATTTTATGACTATTCGGTAGATGTCCACGAGTACAGCCAGCAGGTGCGGCTCAAGGGCAAAAAGACCGAGCAGTCAACGTCAATTAACCTCCGCAGTCAGGCTACAGCAGCCCTGGGTTCGTGGGCCGGATATATTATCGACGCCAACACCGCGTTGTGTCTGTCTGGCCTCGCCGCGGTTAACGGTGCGTTCAGTGCGGTTGCACCGAGTACAAATCGCAAATGGTTCGGCGGCCAGACGGCGGCAGGGACGGTCGAGGAAGTGGCTAACGACGCAGCTATTGATTCAGCCACAAACAATCTGTTCGGGCCGGAGGTTATCTCAGCCGTGAAACGCAAGGCCACACTTGCCCATGATGGGTACAGTAAACTAATGCCCATTATGGTGGATGGAATGGAACTGTTTGTGATGTTTCTCCATAAGTATCAGGCCAAGGCACTGCGTGAATCGACGAGCTGGAAGAATAGTCACCTTTACTGCGACGTTCGCGGCCTGAAAAATGAGATATTCCGCGGCGGACTCGGTATTTACGACGGAGTTCTTCTTCACGAGTATGACCACATTGAGAGCAGATACGGTGAGGGTGGCTCGACGGCAACGGAATACTTCGAATCCGGTGACGATTGTGCCAACGGCATATATGTCGCGAGGGCGCTGTTCTGCGGCAAGGGTTGTGCGGTGCACGGTTATGCTCAGTACCCCGACCAGGTAGTCAAGATGCTCGACTACAATAGTAAGTGGGGTGCCTCAGCGGACATGCTCGTTGCAATTGGCAAACCGAAATTCAACAGTGAAGATTATGGTGTTATCACCGTAGACACAGCCTACGTACCCGATTAATCCGTGAAGTGAGAATTAACAAATGACTTAACGGGGGCCGACCTCAGCCCCCGTTTTTGAAAACAAGAACAGTTTAAAAGGGAGTGTTAAAAATGAAAAAGATATTAATTGCAGTGTTCCTCGTCTTTCTGACACTGCCTGCCTTTGGTGATTACGGCCTGAGACAATGGCGATTTGATATTGTTGATGCCGATTTGGGGGATATTGTTGCCGATGCCAATTTTACCGTGACGGTGTACGAATCGGGTGAAGCCTCTGCCGGCACGATATACTCCGATGAGTATGCGACGGCCAAGACAAACCCGATTACGCCAGCAAGCGATTCCAGCGCGGCAGTCGGAAAACTCAAGTTTTACACTGCATACACTACGGTAGACATTCAGATTGCATCGAGCGTTTATGCCGGTACGGTTAAAATTACAGGTCTGACAATTACCGACCACCGTCTCGTATATCCACTCGGTGAAAGCGTGGGAAATGTATCGGCAGGAACAATAAGCGCAACCGGCGCAACCACACTTAACGGCAATGTTACACTTGGTGACGCCGCAGCGGATGTGGTTACAGTCACGGGCACAATTGCCGGGGCCTCTCCACTTGTGCTCGAAGGCACTACAGCGAATGATTACGAAACCACATTTGCTATAGCCGACCCGTCGGCGGATAGGACATTTACATTCCCCAATACAACGGGCGGGGTTATGACGACCGCACTTACGACGAACGCCGCCGATATTGCAAACAGTGTATGGGGCATCTCAAACGGGTTTTCATTTGAAGGTGCAACGGCTAACGACCACGAAACCACAATTGCACCGACCGACCCTACGGCTGACCGCACTTTAACTCTTCCGGATACTTCGGGCACATTTGTATTATCCACACTTTCAACAAATGGGCAGGATGCGGCTAATAGTATGTGGGGTATTTCAAACGGAGCGAGTTTTGAAGGCGCTACGGCCGATGGCAATGAAACAACGTTTACCTTTACCGACCCCACAGCCGACAGAACGGTTACTTTCCCTGATGCCGGCGGAACGGTAATGTATTCGAGCCTCGCGACCAACGGGGCTGATGCGGCGAACGCCGTCACAGGTGCGAGCAACGCCATTGTATTTGAAGGGGCAACCGCCGACGGTAACGAAACGTCTTTGACTCCAACCGACCCCACTGCGGACCGTACAATTACCCTGCCTGATGCAAGCGGAACGATGATGGTAGAGGTCTCCGGTGTATTTACGGCGGCAGCTAACGCCGGAACACTATCGAACGCAACTGACAACGCCTGGATTCTCGGAGAAAATTCCGAGGATTTAAAGTTTACGTTCAGCGAAAACGCATGTGTGACATCGAGCACAACAGGTGTTACCTCACTTGATTTTGGAACCATCGACGTACGAACCGATGTGGTTGATACCGATGCTGTAACGAGTACGAATGCATATATTCCCGTTGCAACCAACAGTAAAGACCACGCTTATTGTTATATCCCGATTAGTTATGTAGGGGCTACACAATGCAGGGTTGGTGCGCCCGGCTCGGACAATGTATGTGTCGGACTGACCGCCGGTGCCGATGAAATAGGCTCAACGGAAGGATATGCCGAAGTTGATGATGCCAACGATTTTCTGCGATTTACAATCCAACTGCCCGATACCTTCGTTGATACCGGCACCGCAGCCGACCTTATTCTCGCCTTTGACGTGAACGAAGCCGCCGCCGAGGATTGTAATATTGATGTCCGAATCTTCGAGTACGGCAATACCACACCGATTATTACCGATACGATAATAATCGCCGACGGTGCCGGCAGGGGCTTTGTCGGACTTACTACATTGTCAACAGGGATAGGCGCCGACGCTGATATTAGCGGCGACGATTCCCTCTTAGTGGAACTTACCTGTAATGCCGACACGGATGACTTTTTAATCTACGGTGCGAGACTTACTTACCGAGTCGGCATTCAATCAACACAGTAACCCAATTAACCCTTAAATAAAGTGCCCCGCCTGCCTGGCGGGCGGGGCTTTGGGTAACAGATGGACATTACAAGAACTACAATCTTAGATGCGTTAAATAGCGCCCTTAATGTAAGCGAGGCAGTAACCTCAGCCACGTTTCTAAGGGCAATGCGCAACGGCCTTCGGTGGCTGAGCAGACAGGATAAATGGTCGTGCCTGCACACCTCGGCGAATCAGGCAACTACAACCGGAACCGAAACAATTGAATACCCTGCTAATTTTCGCGTGCTCGACGAAATTATAATTAACGACGGCGACTATGATTACAAACCTCTCAGTGAAATATCCTTTGAAGAATATAAAAAACTGAGGGCCGAGGAAACCAGCTCAAACTACGGCCGCCCCCGCCAATTCGCAAGAAGAGGTGAAAAATTTTATCTGTATTATGTACCCGATTCCAACGACGGTGATAATTACACAGCCAAAGTGTATTACTGGCGTTATCACCCTGATGAAACAACCATACTGTTCAGTGAGGACTTTGAAGAGGTAATAAATAATGCTGTTATAGCGGCATACCTTGAAGATAAAGGGCGGCATTCGAAGGCTGTCTATTACCAGGCCAAGGCAAAAGGGCAGGCGGAGGAACTGTCACAACGTCACTGTCCCGACCGCAAGCCAACAAAAATACCATATAAGGACCTTTAAAAATGAAAAAGATTATAAGCGTTATTGGCAGCACTCTAATCAGCACGGTTTTAACAATCATAATTATTAGCTGTTTTGCCTGGTCTTATACTTATGATGTCACCACGCCGCTCGGCTCAGATTCGCCCTCGGTACTCGATAACCGCATCCGCGAAATAAAATCGGCGCTGGAAGAACGGCTCGATATAGACCACTTTTTTGATGTAGATTCAGGCACGGTAAATCAGGTCGATGACGCCGATACCGGCAAGCATCGCCAACTCACGCTCTGGAACCCGATTGATACGCCCGACAGCGTAGACGCGAATGAAGCTATAGTTTACTCAAAACTGGTTAACGGCCTGCCTGAGCTGCATTATATCGATGATGAAGAAAACGAACGGCAACTCACAAGCGCCGGAAACCTTTATATTGCGGCCAATGACATAAACGAATCTGATTTGAGGCTATCCAATGACGCCTGGCTGCGTACGAGAAATGCGGCTGGCACGGCTGATGTGAACGTGGTTAAGGTTGACGCTAATGATACCATAATCCTCGCCGACGGTGCCGAACTCGACTCAAATACCGCGCCGACCACAAGTGCGGCAATTGCGAATAAACAGTACGTCGATGACCAGGTGGGCGCAATATCAATTTTGCGGACGGCTAACGTTACAATCCTGAACAACGCAACAACACCGTCAACGTGGACTTCATACGACTTATCGGGCACGGTTACGGCTAATCCCGCCCTGTGTATATTCAGGGTTGAGTTAGGGCAAGGATATACATTTGGAGTTCGGCCTAAAGATGGTGATTATGAACTGACCAACGGCGCAGCCGGTGGAAGTGTTTTTAGGGCGGGCACAGCCGGAGATAGCGGAATAATAATCAGTATGACCGATTCAAGCGGATTTATTCAATATAAAGGTAACACCACAATAAACAGTTCCACGTTAACGCTGATTGGTTGGATTAACTAAATAATGGTGAGTATTGAACAACTTGCGCTCCTGGCGGATGGTGCTGAAGAGGACCTGAAATATGCGGGAATCTTCGGCCCGAACTTTGGCATTAAAGAGGATATGCCGAATATCAACTTGTCTGAGGCATTCAGCCCGGACAATCAGAATGTATATCTGCGGAACGGTGAAATCGAGCGGGTGAGAATGCGATTTCCCGAATTTATTGAGGCTGAATTTTCAACCGGAACAATCACCGCAACGAATGGGTCAAAGACCATAACGGCAAGCGGCGGCGCTGGAACATGGGGCACAAGTTTAACACACAAGCCATATTGGATAGGCCGGAAAATAGTAATTACAGATGGCGGGAACGATTACGAATACACTATTGCGGCAGTCGCCGATAATGGCGCCACAGCAACACTGTCAGCCAATTACGAAGGGACAGGGGGCGCCGGTCTGGCTTATACTATAGGCACACCCGGCGATAAGGTCCGCACACCTGATGAAAACGCCATAATTCATTACCACAGACTTGTCATAACTTCGTCCGGTGCAAATGTCGAATACGAGTTGGTGTTTACAAAGGCCCATGTATATCTGTGGAGTACGGCGTGGTCAGCCTTTGTTTTAAAATTTACCTGTTCGAGTGCATGTGTATTGTGGTCAACTGCCAGCATGAAAAATCAGGTAATTGCGACGAACAACATTGACAAGGTGCAGGCATGGGGCAGTACGACCGCCGACTTGTTTGCGAATCTGACCGGTAACGCCAACGGTATATTAGTTGCAACTGGCGTATATTTGACAAAAGCCAAATGCCTCATCATTTTTGAAAATAGAGTTGTTTTGGGTGATGTTACCGTTGGTGGGACCCGGTACGCCGAGCGGGTTGATTACAGCAGTCTGGATGATGAGACTGATTTTAATGTCGATGGCACTGGTGACGCCGGTAATTTAACAATTCGTCACACCGTTCAGGGTGGCGAGGATTCAATCGTGGGGTTCGGCAGATACCGCGACTGGCTGATAATAGGTAAAACGAACAGTATGCACTATTATTGGGCCGTGGAGGATGAGGACGTATTCGCCGGTGACGTATTATTGCCGAGCGTTGGTCTGCTCGCGATGAATACAATAGTAAATGATAAAGAAGGCAGGCTATACTGGCTGGCGAGTGATTTTACAATTCGTGAAGTAACACAGGGTATAATATCGAAATTCCGCGATAATACGATAAAAAATATTAATCCGTTAATTGCCTACCTGAGTAAAGCCACTTTTATTGAGAGCACGGGCCAGTTACTTTTCAGTATTCCATACGGTAATGATTCAACGGCCAATAATAAAGTTTTATGGTATGACATTGAGTACGGCCGATGGGGTAATTTGGATATTGCAACGCCTGCGTTCGGGGCGTGGACCCGTCAGGCCGCCTATACCATCGATACTATTCCATTCGATTCTATTGATGAGATTGGATGGGATACTATCGATTCAGTCGAAAACGTCGTTGGTTTTGTTCTCGATTTGTGCAGTGATTACAGTGGTTATTCGTACTGCCTGAACTCCGCAGAAACGGATGCAGGGGCTGCTTATACGGGTTATTTCACGATAAGCACCGACCTGTTGGAACGGGTGCTTTCCAAGAGATACGGTGATACCCTGCGGGGATATAAGAGACTTGAATTTATACAGTTATGGCTGCGGGCACAGCCGCAGGGGACTATTACAGTAAACATTAAACCCGACAATATTGCAGGGTTTACTGAAATTGCGGAGGTGAGTTTAGTAAAAGGAGGGCAGGAAATATTTGAATATACAGTCGGGATGAATGATTGTGACGTTCGCGGCCGGATATTCGAATTAAAAATTTCAGGTGTTAATAGGTTTAGTTTTCTCGGTGTAATATTCGGTTTTATGCCTGACGGGGGCAGATAACGATGTCTCAAATGCCGAAGTCAATTTTAGGGCATCTGCCGGGTGAAATCGAGATGGCTAATTTACCAAAACCCGTAAAGGATATATTGAAAAACTTCGTTGAGCAGATGCAGCGGGTTTATCAATATATCAAAAACGATATGAACACAGCGGGATATGTAGAGGATTCAGATATGGTTAGCCCTGACCTTATAGAACAGGATACTGAGGTTTGGATAATAATCGGGCCGTTGATTTCATCGCTCGACGGAACCACCCCTGTAGAGAGCCTTGTTCTCGGTGATATTACGGCCGCGATTTATAAGGGCGTGACCCGTTCTGTTTTAACTCTCAGCAGCGGAAACTTCGTTGAGCTTGAAGATGGCTATATAAAATTGAAACTTACTGCGTCCGATACGGATACCGCCGGCAGGTTGTTGATAACGCTTCGGGATGATGATGTCTTTCTCAGTAAATCAAGGGAGCTTTGGGTAAAATGAAAAAGATAATTACTATTGTAATGTTAACCCTCTCAGTAACGTGCTTTGGTTTGACCGCCAATTTTAACGAAGATTGCATTGTCAATTTCGAG